ACTTGCTTTGTAGACTGCTTCAGCGGTTTCTTGGCTAACAAGTTGTATAGTATTACCGGTTTTGTGGTTAGTGATTGGTACACAGGCATAACGAGCTGTTGTCGAACAGTTTATACATGTCTTGTAACCTAAGTCTAATCTACCTTGCGGTATTACCGCTGTGCATCTACATTTCATAATTTATCGTTTATTATATTATCCACAAGTGGTCGTATTTAATTTGTATTATGTAGCACAACTTCTTTCTATTGGAGTTTCCACTATTGGTTTATGTAGTTTAAACATCTCGATTGCTAAATCAAACTCGTTTTCACCAAACTCTTTCATATCTTCAATAGTTTTCCATATGTCTAGAAACTCTTGCTGACCTGCTTCGTAGTATCGATTATCATCTGAGAACTCATAGAACCAGTCGTGTGACTCTAGTTGCTCTTTTAGTTTTCCTCTTAATTCACTTACTGTCATAGTTTTTTTAGATTTTCTGTTAATAGTATTTGTCTGCTTGTCTTTCATAAAATTGCTCTATTTCTATATTAATCCACTCATTTTCATAATCCTCTACGTTAGTAGCACTAACCCACTTGCCAGTTTTCTTACATTTTAAGTACTCACCTGCAACTTGCACTACTTCATCGTGAGTAAACTTTCTATCGTTCATCTCTGACATAAGTATATCCTTTATAGTTAAACCACTCATCAATTCCTTCAACATCGCTTTGATATTCTCTACAACCAAAGTTTTTTGGTAATTCACCGACTGCATATGGTCGCCATTTAGTTGATACTTTAACTCCTGCGAAGTCTTCTTCAAGATAGATGCAACTATCTTCTCTTACTGTTTTTAGTACTCTCATAAGTTATTTATTTTACGTTTTACATTTATATTATCCACGAGTAATCGTGTTTAGTTTGTATAACCATTACCTTGAATATACTCTAATATCCACTGCATTTGACTAGTTGATAACTCATCGCTTTCAATTAGTTCTACTAAAGTTTCTTTTAATTCATCTCTCATAATATAATTCCTGATTCTAATGCTTTAACTTTCGCTGCTTCTTGTTTAGCTCGCTTAGCTTCACACATATGGTTATTAATAATTTTAAATGGTGGTCGAGTTTGAAACTCAGTTTCCATAGTGACATCTTTGCCACAAAGTTTACAGTGTAATTGCATAATAATTTAATTTAATAAGTTAATAATTTCTAGTGGAAGCGGTGGAATCGAACCACACTCTATATTATTACTACTTGGTAATACCATCAGAGCTACCAATACACTTCCGTGTGTACTTGTTCATATTTGATTTACCAGGGAACAAGTGGAACTAACTGGGCTACTTGCGTAGTGTTACGCTTCAACTTCAACTTCAACTTCTTCAGAGGAAATCACCGCATCGGTATCACGAAGTACTTTTGGTATATTATTAGTCGCAGTGTATGACTTATACTTTTCCCAGCAGTTCATACTTTCGAGTGCTGACTTCATAATCTCAAACGCTTTATCGTGAGAATAAGTGATTGTTTTACCGTTTTTAAATGATACTTCAACATTGGTATCTTTACCGATTAGTGATTGGCGTACTACAAATCTTTTTGACTTTAATAAGTTTGACATAATTTAGTTGTTTTTATTTAGTTATTAATTTAATTTCGTTACATGTATATTATCTGCACTTGTTCGTGTTTAGTTTGTGATTTTTTTATTAACTTCTGTAAGTATTTCCTCTAAGTAATTTTTAAAGTATCGAGCAGTTTCTGATAACTCGTAGTTGTAATAGAACTCGTCAGTTTCCACTGATTTAAGTGCATTTATAGCTTTAGTGATATTGTCAAGAGTTTTCTTTTCTACTCGACAACAAATTAGATTTTTAGTATTTATTTTAGTCATAATTATTTTACGTATTTTTTACCAAATATATTACATAGTATAAACCGAGCAGTATATTTCAACATAGTCAAATAAGAGTAGTTATTTCTATAAAACGACTTAATATTTCTAATGTAAGTATTTAGCATAAAGTGGATATTTAGTTTAGTTATTTATTTTAGTTAAGAGTAGTTCCGCGACTTCTCTCTACTTGTAATTATCTTCTGTTAATTTATAATGAAGAAGAATAGCGGAGATAAATATAATTTCTATCATAGTAATGTTATTTAGTTTAATAAATACTCTATACAAAGAGCTTCTGCCTCTTGTTCGTCAGGAGTTGGTAATTCAACCTCTTGACATACTTGATTACCGTTAGGTAATTCTACAATTTGACAATTAGTACCTGTAATTTCACAGGTGAAAGTTCTAAGTATTTTCATAGTTAGTTAGATTTAAGATTAATTTCAGTTATATTATCCAACGTTAGTCGTATTAACTTTGTAAATTATCAAACTGAGCGATATACTCAGCGTTGACAGTACACCAAAACTTATTACGTTCTTCAACGGTGTAATTAGTTAAATCATTAATACCTAAGTTTGATAGGTGTTTTTTAGCGATTTCAGAAAGAGATAAAGTATTCATAGTATTAAAATTTAAGTTAATTATTTCCCACGGGCGATTACCAGGGAATACCCGTCGAGAGATTAGATCGCTAAATCTCTAGCGAACGCTGGTATATTATTCGAGTTAGTGTATGATTTATACTTCGCGAAGCAGTTCATCGACTCGAACCTATCTTTGTGAGTATTATACACTTCGTCGTGATTATAAGACACTGTCTTACCTTTATTAGTAGTGAAGGTAATAATAGTATTAGTACCGATTAAAGATTTGCGAATAACAAAGCGATTAGTTTTTAAAGTTGAATTTGACATAGTTAAAATATTTAAGTTAGTTATTAATTTTAAATTCAAATATATTATCTTTATAAAGTCGTATTTAGTTTGTATAAAATTTAGTTATATATAAAATATTATATATATAAAAATCGATATAATATAATAATATGGGGTGGGGCTGGGTAAATAAAATGCGTTTTTGGCGAAGGGGGGCGCCATAGGGGGAGGGGGGCTACACCCTACCCCAAAATTTATAATACGAAAAACTATGACATTAGCCTTATAAGTTACCTAGTAACAGGCTATTGTCACACTTTTAAATTATAAAAAGTAAATGTGATTATACTGATAAGTAAAACAATTATAAACCAAAAACAATTAAAATGACCTATTATTACTACAAAACCAGTACACTAAATACTGGCCGACCTAATGTGTCGGAAGACAAGATCAACGAGTGGAAACACTTAGCTGATAAAAAGAACTGGAGAATAACACAATTACCAAATGGCTACTATCAAACAGAAGTCAACAACCCAAACGACGAAGAAAAGTGGGTTGATGTTACAAGAAGAGAAACTCTTGATGGAGCTGAAGCTGCTATCGATGGCAGTGTCGAACACTTTGGTAAAAAACTGGAGTTCGTTAACGGACCGAAAGTTATAAAGACATTCAAATAAACACATCGATAATTTAATTTAATTTAATAAAATACCACATTATGGAATACAATCTACCAAGCGAGTTGGTTAAGAGCCTAGACTTCGGTGACGAAGCAAAAAGCAAAGTAATCACCGGAGTTAACAAGCTTGCGCAAGCCGTGAAGTCTACATTAGGTGCATCAGGTCGATGCGTGATTTACGAAGATGGACGAGGCAAACCGGTCATAACAAAAGACGGTGTAACCGTTGCAGAAAGCGTAGTCTTGCTTGACCCGGTCGAAAACATGGGTGCTACTTTAATTAAAGAAGCAGCTCGTAATACAGTAAAAGAAGCAGGTGATGGTACAACTACTGCCACCGTGTTAGCTGAAGCGCTAATAAAATCTATAGATTCTGCCGTCGCTGCAGGATTATCAATCAGAGAAATAAAAGATGGGGTTAATAATTGCCTAGAAGAAGTGTTAGAGCACTTAAATTCTACGTCAATAGAGGTAAAAGACGATATGTTAGACTCTGTTGCAGCTATATCTTGCAATAATGACAAAGAATTAGGTGCTATTATCGCAGAAGCTTACGAAAAAGTAGGGAAACACGGCGTAGTTTTGATGGAAACTAGTGATTCTGAAGATACTTACGTAGAAATAGTGGATGGTGCGCAAATAGACTGCGGTCTTACGTCTCCACATTTTGTAACTAACACAGAAAAACACATATGTGAGCTAGATAATCCATATGTACTTACAGTTTCCTCTGAAATACCTAATATACGTAAGATACAAGGAGTACTTGAGCATGTTATTAAACAAGGTAGAGCGTTATTAATCGTAGCTCAGGTGTCTCAGCAGGTAAAATCTGCGTTATTAATGAATAAAGTTAAAGGTAATATTAAAGTAAACATCGTTGATCCTCCAGGTTTTGGCCCTACTCGTAAAGACGCTATGGAAGATCTAGCTATATTAACTGGTTCCACTGTTATTAACGAAGAACTAGGTGATGATCTAGACCTTATAACACCTGAACATTTAGGTGAAGTTGACTTTGCTGTCACCGACGACAAGAGTACTACTATAACAATGGATGCTGCTACTCCAGATATACTAGAAAGGATAGAAGAAGTTAAGAATATGGTGGCTGAAGAGAAAAACGGTTTTATTAAGAAGAAGCTAGAGCAAAGAATAGCTACATTATCAGGTAGCGTAGGTGTTATTAAAGTTGGTGCTGACTCTAAGGTTGAGCTTAAAGAAAAGAAAGATAGAGTTGAAGATGCTATATATGCTACTAAAGCTGCTTTGCAAGAAGGTATAGTACCTGGCGGTGGTGTTGCGCTGTTAAATGCTGCAGAAAAAATTTTAACCGGGCAAGCCGGCGAGGTATTGCTTTCAGCATGTAAAGCACCATACGAAACTATATTATCAAACGCTGGTTATAATGAGTTTCAAAACACACAAGGACCAGGTCGTGGTATTGATGTAGTAACAGGTTTCCCTGTTGATATGATAGAAGTAGGTATTGTAGATCCAGTACTAGTAACTAAAACAGCATTGAAGAACGCTGTGTCAGTAGCGTTGACTATCATGTCCGCTGATTGTGTAATTTCAAATATACGTATCAATGAAGGCAGTTAATGATTATATAGTCATAGAGAAGATTAAAGAGCAGAAGACTACATCAGGTGGTCTTCTACTTACAGATGATACAGACATCGATAATAGATATAAAAAAGCTAAGGTAGTATCTGTGGGTAATCTAGCTGAAGTTATAAAAGTAAACAGCTTAGTTATGTATGATCAACATGCTGGTCATGATATAGATTATGATGGTGTCATGTATAGAGTTATAAAACTTAGAGATGTAGTATTAGTAGATGAGGATAACAGCTGATGATATAAAGCAAATACAACTATTTAAGTATTACAGAATAGTACGCAAGTGGGTATGCAAGGCTAACAATATAAAAGACGCTGATCTAGAATTATTAATATACTTAAACTGTTTAAATAGATTTACTAGAGATGAATTCATAAACGGTGTATATGCGTACTCTTGGGATAAACATCGTTGGGAAAGATTACGTAGAGATGGTTGGATAGATGTTTGGCGAGAAAGAAATCGCACAACAATGAAGTATGCAATTTACAAAACGTCATTTAAGTGTAATCATATGATAAACAGGATTTACAAAATCTTACTTGGTGAAGAAGATATACCTGTTTCAATTAAAAATCCTTATTATAATAATAAATCTTATACAGACAAAGTTATGAATAAGGCTATTGATGATATGATTAAAGATAAAGACAGATGAATAAAAACACTCCTATATTTAGAAAGAATTTAGATACCGGTATACTAGGTGAAGCTAATATCGATGGGAGTATATTCATAGACAGCTCTATAAAGAAAGGTAGTCAACTAGAGAAAGATGTAGTAGCTCATGAGTCTTTTCATGCTAAGCAAATAAAGAATGGTGTCTTGTCTTATACCGATGATAAAGTTACTTACAGAGGTAAAGACTATGAGAGAAAAGATGGTAAAATAAAATACAATGGTAAGTTCTACCTAGAAGGTAGTAATGTTTTTCCTTGGGAGCAAGAAGCTAATAAAGCGATAACTAATAAATTCTTTGAGGACTTTGATGTATCTAAGTTTAAAAACATGAAGCCACCTAGTGATAGTTCTTATGACACTATGCTAGAAGTTAAAGAGCTTAACAAAATACCTTTAAATAAAGATTTTGTTAAAGATCATGATGATCTGCAAAAAGCTTTTAAAAAATTAGCTGTAAAGAAAAACTTAAAAGATTACGATGAGACTATTGCTGCTGAGCTTATAGCTGAGTCAGCACCTATAATATTAAAGTTGAAAAACTATTTTAATAGACCTAGACCTAAGAACGTCGCTGGTAAAATGAATATAAGCATGCAAGATATAGAGATGGAGTCTATGAAAACAATGTCTTATCCTTCTGGTCACTCAGCCCAAGCGTTTTTAATAGCTGGTGTATTAGGTGATCAGTACCCTAGCAAAAGAGAAGACTTTAAAAAGTTAGCTAAAAAAATATCTTATAGTAGGAGAGTGGCTCACGCCCACTATAAGACTGATAGTAAATTTGGTGAGCTCCTAGGAAAATCAATGTACAAACACATTAAAAACAAACAATCATGATGAAAAAAGCACCTGCTAAGATGATGAAAAAGTCTCCAGCAAAATTGATGAAAAAATCTCCTGCTAAAAAAGCTTTAGTTGGTAAACAAAAAAACTTACCAAAAGAGTTGAGAGATAAAATCTTAGCATCTCCAGCTAAAATGCTTAAGCCAGCGGCTATGAAGTTAATGAAAAAAGATTCACCTGCAAAGCTGATGAAAAAAGATTCACCTGCTAAGTTGATGAAGAACAAAAAGAAAAAGTAAATGGGGTTGCTGCAGAAAGTATTATCTACTGGAGCAGGTAAACTTATTAAAGATGTTGGTGGGGTCTTAGATGACCTCACCACTTCTAAAGAAGAGAAGTTAGCTGCACAGCAGAAAATTAAAGAGTTAATATCTAACCATGAGTTAGAGATGCAAAAGCAGGTGACTAATCGTTGGGAGGCAGATATGAAGTCTGACTCTTGGTTATCAAAAAACGTTAGGCCATTAGTACTTATATTTCTAGTTGTATCAACAGTGTTAATGATATTTATCGACGCTGGTGCTATAGCTTTTACTGTAGAGCAGAAGTGGACTGACTTATTACAATTAGTATTAATAACAGTTATCGGTGCTTACTTCGGTGGTAGATCGATAGAGAAAACAAAAAAATAAAATTAAATTAAATTATGGCAACAAAAGAAAAAGTTGTAGACTTAAAAGCTAAAGCTGAAAAAGTAACTGACGAAGAGTTAAAGAAGTTAAACGAAGTAGTATCTAATATAAATTCACTACAATCAGAAGTTGGTAGATTAGAAGCTCAAAAACATACATACTTACATAAGTTAGCTATGGTAAGAGATGAAGCGGCTTTAATGCAAGCTGAGTTAGAAAAGAACTACGGTACTGCTGATGTTAATATAAACGATGGTACTATAAACTATCCTAAGGATGGAGAGCCACGTAATTAGAAAGATCACTATAGGTAAAGACTATAAGAACGATGCCATGCATTACTCTGTAGGTCAAGACGTCTATGGTGGTCATACAATATGTGATATATTAGAAGAAGAACAAAAGTACTCTATATATATCAGGAAAAAAGATGTTGTTATCCCTTGGAAGGATTTCAATAAGAACATGGCAATTTCAGTTGAATACGATCTTAACTACTAATGAAACCTATATTTGAGTTTGTAGTTAAACCTCTTGGTGATAGATATAATAACTCAGTAGAAGTAGGAGATAAAAGTTTAATACTTAACACTGAAGTATTTAATCATCAATACGTAAATAGGGAAGCTACTATAATATCAACACCTATACATAATCCTAAAGGATTAAAAGAAGGTGATATAGTTATACTACATCATAACGTATTTAGAAGATGGCATAATGTTAAAGGTATAGAGAAAAATAGTAGAAGTTTTCTTAATGAAGATGAATACCTTGTTTCTGAAGACCAAATGTTTATGTACAAAAGAGATGGTCAATGGGTTGCAATGCCTGGGTTTACGTTCGTTAAACCTATAAAATCACAAAACAATTATGATCTTACTCCAGAAAAACCTTTAGTCGGGATAGTTAAGTATTCCGACGGGGCTTTTCTACCTACACAGCTAGTAGGTTTTAGACCTAGCAGTGAGTATGAGTTTATTGTAGATGGTGAGAGGCTGTACAGAGTTATGAATAATTTTATTACAATTGAATATGAGTATAAAGGAGACGAAGAAGAATATAATCCAAGCTGGGCGGAAAGCGGTGGAAGAGCTAATTAAAGTAGCTAAAGAACCTATAGTAGACTCAGACGATGATATATCTGCTGACAGACTTAAAAATGCTGCTGCTACTAAGAAGCTAGCAATATTCGATGCGTTTGAAATTTTAACTAGAATAGAAGAAGAAGAGAGAATAATAAATGATTTAGAAAAACCCAAAGAAACTAAGCCTAAGTTTCAAGGTTTTGCTGAAGGAAGAAGTAAGTGATGTACGAGCAAACGTTATATAAAGTAGTAGAGCCAATTAAACTTACTACCATTAATAGGCTTAACAAAGGTAAGAAGTGGAAGTATGGCTATGATAAAGAAGGTGATGTAGTTGTAATATCTAAGTCTGGTCAGATAGGTGAAATACTAGAGATACAAGGTTTAAAAATAGCTTTACCTAAACAACCTAAAGAAGTATTTAGTTACTCCAATAAAAAGAGTGAACAGAAGTGGAGTAGGTTTGATATACCAGAAGCTTTTTCTAAAATAAAAACTAGGTTTGATTGGGATGATTATCCTAAAGAATTTAAAGAAACATATTATAGTTACATCGACCAAGAGTTTAGCAGAAGAGAAAATGGCTTTTGGTTTATGAATAATGGTACGCCAACGTATTTACCTGGTAGTTACTATATGTATTTGCAGTGGAGTAAAATTGATGTTGGTGCTCCAGACTTTAGAGAAGCAAATAGATTATTTTTTATATTTTGGGAGGCGTGTAAAGCTGATCAAAGATGTTACGGAATGTGCTACCTTAAAAATAGACGTTCTGGATTTTCTTTTATGAGTTCGGCTGAAACCGTTAACTTAGCCACTTTAGCAAGTGATAGTAGATTTGGGGTGTTATCAAAAAGCGGTAGTGATGCTAAGAAGATGTTTACGGATAAGATAGTACCTATAAGTATTAATTATCCGTTTTTCTTTAAGCCTATACAAGATGGTATGGATCGTCCAAAGTCAGAGTTAGCTTATCGTATACCAGCTAAGAAGTTTACTAGAAAAAAGATGAGAGAGAACGAGGCTGAAGATGATATGCAAGGCCTTGATACTACTATCGACTGGAAGAATACTGGTGATAATAGTTACGATGGTGAAAAGCTTTCTTTGTTAGTACATGATGAAAGTGGTAAGTGGGAAAAGCCTGATAACATACTTAACAACTGGAGAGTAACTAAAACTTGTTTAAGGTTAGGTGGTAGAATAGTGGGTAAGTGTATGATGGGATCAACATCAAATGCTTTGGATAAAGGTGGTGATAACTTTAAAAAACTTTACAATGATTCAGATGTTACCAAGCGAAATAGAAATGGTCAGACGAAGTCTGGTTTATATTCTTTGTTTATCCCAATGGAGTGGAACTATGAAGGATTTATTGACGAGTTCGGACTTCCAGTTTTTGATACACCAGACTATGACAGGCGAGGGCCACACGGTACATTAATAGATATAGGAGTTGTTGATTACTGGGATAATGAAGTAGAAGGTTTGAAAGATGATCAAGATGCTTTAAACGAATTTTATCGACAGTTTCCTAGAACAGAAGAGCATGCATTTAGAGACGAGACTAAAAACTCATTATTCAACCTCATTAAAATCTACGAACAGATCGATTACAATGAAGGTAATAGAAACTCTTCAGTCCTTACTACGGGTAATTTCCAATGGGCTAATGGTGTTAAAGACACTCAAGTAAGTTTCAATCCCGATCCTAATGGTAGGTTTAAAGTTAGCTGGGTACCTAACGGTAACATGCAGAATAATGTAATACTAAAGAACGGTATTAAATACCCAGGTAATGAGCACGTTGGTGCATTTGGTTGTGATAGCTACGACATATCAGGTACTGTTGATAATAAAGGATCTAAAGGTGCTTTGCACGGTTTAACTAAGTTTAGCATGGAAGATGCTCCAGCTAACACTTTCTTTTTAGAATATCTAGCTAGACCACAAACCGCAGAGATATTTTTTGAGGATGTGCTCATGGCATTAGTGTTTTATGGTATGCCAATACTCGCGGAGAATAACAAACCTAGATTACTATACTACTTAAGACGTAGAGGTTATAGAGGTTTTAGCATGAACAGACCAGATAAAATATGGAATAAATTATCTGTAGCAGAAAAAGAGGTTGGTGGTATGCCAAACTCTAGTGAAGACATAAAGCAAGCACACGCTGCAGCTATTGAAATGTATATTAATGATCATGTAGGTTTACTTGAAGATGGTACTTACGGTACTATGTACTTCAACGATACACTAAATGATTGGAGTAAGTTTGATATAAACAAAAGAACAAAACACGATGCTTCTATAAGTACTGGTTTAGCTATCATGGCTTGTAATAGACATCTATATAGACCAAATCCTGAAACTAAAAGACAACCACTAGGTATAAGTATATCTAAATATAATAACAAAGGAATATCATCAAAAATAATAAAGTAGTATGACAGAGTCTGTTGTAAACTTTCCGTCGCAAGCGGTAAGTGATTTAGAAAAGATGACACAAGAGTATGGGTTGAAAGTAGCCAGAGCTATTCAAACAGAGTGGTTCGGTAACAAAACTTCAGCTTATGGAAAAGGTTATGGTCAACGTAGTAGGTACGGTGATAGTATGAATAACTTTCACAATCTAAGGCTATATGCTAGAGGTGAGCAGTCTATAGAGAAGTATAAAAATGAGTTATCTATAAACGGTGACTTAAGCTACTTAAACCTAGACTGGAAACCTGTACCGGTTATATCTAAGTTTGTAGATATTGTTGTCAATGGTATGTCTCAAAGGAGTTATGACATAAGTGCTTTCTCTCAAGATCCAAGTGGTATGAGTAAAAGAACTGAGTATATGGAGTCTATGCTTGAAGACATAAGAGCCAAAGAATATAATGACATGGTTCAAGAAGGTTTCGGTATGGATATATATAGTAGCGATAAAGAAACATTACCAGATACTGAGGAAGAGCTAGCTCTTCATATGCAACTTAGTTATAAGCAAGCTATTGAAATAGCTGAAGAGCAAGCTATAAACACTTTAATGGAAGGCTGTGATTATGATTTAATTAAACGTAGGTGTTTATATGATTTAGTTACGATTGGTATAGCCGCAACTAAAACTAGTTTTAATTATAGCGACGGTGCTAAAGTAGAGTACGTAGATCCCACTAATTTAGTTTACTCTTATAGTGATTCACCGTATTTTGAAGATATATACTATGTAGGTGAGGTTAAAACTATACCTATAAACGAACTAGTAAAAGAGTTCCCAGATTTAACAGAGTCTGAAGTAGCTGATTTATTAAAAAATTCTAGTTCTTATGTAGACTCTATAATTAAACAACGTTACAATGAAGTAACGGTTTTATATTTTAACTATAAGACTAACGCTAACGATGTTTATAAAATAAAGAAAACTGGTACTGGTGCTGATAAGGTTATAGTTAAAGACGATACATTCAACCCTCCTACTGATATGAATGGTGATTTTTCTAGGTTAGATAGAGTGGTAGAGGTTATGTATGAAGGTGTTTTAGTTCTTGGAACAGATAAATTACTTAAATGGGAGATGGCTTCGAATATGATGAGGTCTAAATCCGATTTTGGTAAAGTAAAAATGAACTATAATATTGTAGCGCCTCGAATGTACGAGGGTAGAATACAATCTTTAGTTAGTAGAATAACAGGTTTTGCAGATACTATACAGTTAACACATTTAAAAATACAGCAAGTTATGAACCGTATGGTTCCTGATGGTGTTTATTTAGATGCTGATGGTTTAGCTGAAATAGATTTAGGTAATGGTACAAACTATAATCCGCAAGAAGCTTTAAATATGTTCTTCCAAACTGGTTCGGTTATTGGTAGATCATTTACTTCAGATGGTGATATTAACCCAGGCAAAGTACCTATACAACAAATACAAAACGGTAGTGGTGGTAATAAACTTCAAACATTAATAGCTACATACAACTACTACCTTCAAATGATACGTGATGTTACCGGACTTAACGAAGCTAGAGATGGCAGCATGCCAGATAAAAATGCTTTAGTTGGAGTTCAAAAGTTAGCTGCTGCTAATAGTAATACAGCTACTAGACATATAATGCAGTCTATGCTTTACTTAACAGCTGAAGCGGCTGAGTGTTTATCACTTAGAATATCTGATATTATAGAGTACTCACCTACTAAAGAAGCTTTTATAAGAGCTATAGGATCTCATAATGTAGCTACGTTAGAAGAGTTAAAAGAGTTACACTTATATGACTTTGGTATATTTATAGAATTAATGCCTGATGACGAGGAAAAAGCTATGCTAGAGAATAACATACAAGTAGCTTTAAGTCAAGGGTTAATAGATTTAGACGATGCTATAGATGTTAGAGAAATAAGGAGTGTTAAGCTAGCTAACCAATTACTAAAGGTTAAGAAGAAGAAAAAGCAAGAGCGAGATCAAATGATACAACAGCAGAACATACAAGCTCAAGCTCAAGCAAATGCTCAAGCACAACAAGTAGCTGCTCAAGCTGAAGTTCAGAAGAATCAAGCTAAAGCTCAGACAGATGCACAGCTAGAACAAGCTAAGGCTCAATTTAAAATACAATACTTACAACAAGAAGCTGAAGTTAAAAAAGAGTTAATGCAGTTAGAGTTTGATTTAAACTCTCAGTTACAAAATAGTGAAAGACAATCACGGGAAAAAATTGCCGATATGAAAAACAAGGGGCAAGAGATTAAAAAGTTTGAATCATCAGGTAATGATATAGTAACAGGTGGAGCGGGGTTAGATAACCTTTAATCTACTAATTTTTAATATTTTATAAAATTTTATTATGGCAGAAGAAACTAAAGATACAGTTGAACAAACTGTAGATCAACCAGTCGAAAATACTATCGACGAATCAAAGTTTGAAAGCGCTGGAGATGACAGCGTTATTAAAGTAGACTTAAGTAAACCAATAGTAACCGAAGAAACTAATGAAACTACAGAAACAGAAACTGACACAGCAAGAGTGGTGGGAGGCGATGAAAACGCCGGAGCCACAGAAGAACAAGAAGAAGTACAACCGCAAGCAGAAGTACAAGAAGCAGACGCACCAGTATTAGAAGAGATAACTGAAGAAGAGGTTAAACAAGAAGTTGAACAAGTTGAAGAGGTTGTTGAAGAAGCTATAGCAGAAGCGGAAGCTACAGGTAAACCATTACCAGAGAATATCCAGAAGTTAGTAGACTTCATGGATGAAACAGGTGGTAGTCTTGAAGATTATGTTAGATTAAATACTGACATTAGCAAACTAGATACTTCAGATGTTTTAGATGAGTATTATAAACAGACTAAACCACATTTGTCTGCTGAAGAGCGTAACTTTCTTTTAGAAGAAACATTTAGTTACGACGAGGAAGTAGATGATCCTAAAGATATAAAAAGAAAAAAGATAGCTTTAAAAGAAGAAGCTGCTAAAGCCCGTAAGTACTTAGAGAAACAAAAAGCTACTTACTATGAAGAAATAAAAGCTGGTAGTAATTTAACACCAGAACAACAAAAGGCAGTAGACTTTTTTAACAGATATAATAAAGATACTGAAGCTCAAAATAAAGCTACAGAAAAAAGTACAAAAGCATTCAGACAGAGAACAGATGCTGTTTTCAACAAAGAGTTCAAAGGTTTTGATTTTAATGTTGGAGATAAAAAGTATAGGTACAATGTCAAGAATATCGATGAGGTTAAGACAACTCAAAGCGACTTAAATAATTTTGTCAATAAGTTTATTGGTGAAGATAACACTATTAAAGACGCTGCAGGTTATCATAAATCTCTGTTCACAGCAATGAATCCTGATGCTATTGCTAAACACTTTTACGAACAAGGTAAAGCTGATGCTATTAAGCAAAGCGTTGCTAAAGCTAAAAACGTTAACACTGAGGCGAGGTCGTCTCATGGAGAAGTTAACGCTGGTGGTTTAAAGTTTAGAGTTTTAGGTGATGATTCAAATTCATTGAAATTTAAAATTAAAAATAAACGCTAATTTAAAAATTTAAAATTATGGCAATTACAGGTGGTGCGTTGTTAAATAAAGTTCCTTCTGCTCAGCAGCAAACTTTAGCTAGCAACTACATTGACTTCGCGGGCGGTTCAACCGGTTGGGAGCAACAATATTTACCAGACCTAATGGAGAAAGAAGCAGAAGTGTTCGGTCAAAGAACTATTTCAGGTTTCTTATCTCAAGTAGGTGCTGAAGAGGCGATGACGTCTGATCAAGTTGTGTGGTCTGAACAAGGTAGATTACACTTATCTTATGTTGGTACAGTAGCAACAGCTGGTGATACTAACGGTACATTTACTGTAGTAACTGATATTGATGGTTCTGCAGATGGTGAAAACGGTTTTGCTGTAGCAAATCACGGTGTTCGTGTTAACGATGTTGTGCTTATAGCTACTGCTGGTATCGTTACTAAATGTTTAGTAGTTGAAACTCCAGCTACTGCAGTTATATCTGTTGAGCCTTACGATAAAGCTGATCTAACTGGTCACGCTACAACTGCTAGTGGATCTGTTTTATTAGTAGTAGGTTCTGAGTATGGTAAAGGACAATCTTACAGTGATATTACTGGTGCTGCTGCTGCAGACAAAAGAACTGCTCTTACCCCTACTTTCAAATCTTACAGCAACAAACCAATCATCATGAAAGATTACTACGAAGTATCTGGATCTGATGCTTCTCAAATTGGTTGGGTTGAAGTTACAGGTGAAGAAGGTCAAAACGGTTACTTATGGTACCTAAAAGCTGAAGGTGATACTCGTGCTAGATTTACAGATTACTTAGAGATGTCTATGCTTGAAGCTGAGAAAACAGCAGCTGCATCTATCATTGGTTTTGCTAATGGTGAGATTCGTGGGTCTGCTGATGCTGGTGCTAACGGCGCTGGTTCTGAAGGTTTATTCGCTGCTATTGAGTCTAGAGGTAACGTTACTTCTGGTGTTACTGGTGTTAACGCTGCTACTGATTTAGCTGAGTTTGACGCTATCTTAGCAGAGTTTGACAAGCAAGGCGCTATTGAAGAAAACATGTTATTCTTAAATAGATCTACGTCTTTAGCTATCGATGATATGCTAGCTTCAATGAACTCTTACGGTGCTGGTGGTACTTCTTACGGAGTATTTGACAATGACGAAGATATGGCTTTAAACTTAGGTTTCTCTGGTTTCAGAAGAGGTTCTTACGACTTCTACAAGTCTGACTTTAGATACTTAAACGATAAAGCTACTCGTGGAGAAATAAACAGAATCGCTGGTTCTGCAGCAATTCGTGGTGTTATTATCCCTGCTGGTACTTCTACAGTTTATGACCAAAGTCTTGGTAAAAACTTGAAGCGTCCTTTCTTACATGTTAGATATAGAGCTTCAGCTACTGATGACCGAAGAATGAAAACTTGGGTTACTGGTTCTGTTGGTGCTGCTACATCTGCGCTTGACGCAATGCAGATTCACTACTTATCTGAAAGATGTTTAGTTACTCAAGGTGCTAACAACTTTATGTTAATGAAGTAGTATTTATATTTAGATCGAGGCTTCGGCCTCGGTCTTATTTTTTTAATTTTTATTATATTATATTATGGCTAAAAAGCAAACAAAAAAAGTTGAGGCTAAAGTAGAACCTCAAGTAGAGGCTCAAGTAGAGCAAGTAGTTATGGAGCAAGCTCCAGCTCAAGAAGTAGTTAAAACTAAAAGTATTAGAGTAGAAAAAACAAATAAAGTTTTAACTGACGGATGGGAACTTAAAGATAGAATTTACAGATTAAAAGGAAATAAAAAACCTCTTTCTAGGTCTATAAGATCAGCGAATATACATTGGTTTGACGAAGAAAAAGGTTATGAAAGAGAGTTGAAGTATACTTCTAATCAAAGAACTCCTTTTGTAGACGAGATGATAGGTGATCAAAGACTAGAGCATATTGTTTTTAGAAACGGAATGTTGATAGTTGAAAAACAAAAAGTTGTATTACAAAAACTATTATCTCTTTATCATCCAGATTTAGATAAATTGTTTTACGAAGAGAAGCCAGTAGCTAAAGCTGCTAATGAGATTGAATGGTTAGAAATGGAGATCGAAGCTCTTAACGCTGCTAAAAACATAGATATTGATTTAGCTGAAGCTGTTATGAGAGTAGAGGTTGGATCTAAAGTATCTGATATGAGTTCTAAAGAACTTAGAAGAGACTTATTATTATATGCTAAAAGAAATCCTGAATTGTTCTTAGAGTTAGTTAATGACGACAATGTACAACTAAGGAACTTTGGAATAAAAGCAACTGAACTAAACATTATAAAGTTATCATCAGATCAAAGACACTTTATGTGGGGATCTAACGATAGAAAACTTATGACAGTTCCGTTTGACGAACACCCGTACTCTGCACTTGCACAGTGGTTTAAAACTGATGAAGGTATGGAAGTATATACTAATATTGAGAAGCGGTTATCATAACTGCTTCTTATAATACTAAATAATCACAAACCATAATCCTTAATCCTTAAACTCGAATTCACAAACAATTATTTATTAATCATTAAACATTTAAAAAATGAAAGAAGTTTATTTGTACTTTCGTACACAAGCAACCTTAGCAGACGATGATGATTCAGCTCAATCAGCTATGTTTCCATTATCTAGATTAACAGGTATGCATCCAACAGCTGATGATACATTAGCTCTACATTTCTTACCTCAAATTAGAAACAACGGTGATGGTCAAGCTAATGACTTTACTAATAACGATAAAGTTGTAGTATCGCTAAGTGCAGTTAATACTCACAAAGCTGTTATCTCTGAATTATGTAGATTGTTCGCTGGTGCTGCTAACGGTGGTATTCATGCAGACGGTTTCATAGACGTTGCTGATGACTTAAATTCTACTTACGCTGTTTCTGGAGTTAGTGGTCTTAGTACTATTTCAATTGGTGCTGCGTTCTCTTAACAACTAAGTAACTTAATATTAATAGCCATCCTTTCGGGTGGCTATTTTTTTTAAGGTAATAAAATACTCTAATATGTAATATTCTATTTATAGCAAAGTAAATAATAAAACAAAATAAAATGG